ACGTCCGAGGCGAGACAGGCGCAGTCAACCGCATCGCGCGGCAGCACCGCGCCATCGGGCAGCGGGCCGAAGTCGAAGGCTTCGCCGTTGATGATCAGCGAGCTGTCTTGGCGGGCCAAAGACAGCGTGTCGTCGCTGCGTTGCGGGGTCAGTTTGATGTGCATGATGCGCTCCTTAGAACCAGCGGCCCTTGGCCTTCAGGCGCACGTTGGCAACCTGATCGCCGGTGGTGAAACTGCGGCTTGCGCCGGATGGACGGGTGAAGGACAGCGCCGCGCTAGCCGTGCCAGCGCCCTGCGCGAACCCCGACAGATCGCGCCGCGCCAGCCCGGTATAATCGCCCGCCGCCGAGGACAGCGTTGAGGTCACAACCGGCAGCGAGCCGGTCAGGAATGGGGCTGGAAACGTCGCGGTGAATGCGACCAGATCGGCGGTCGAATAGACGAACGTTGCCGGCGTGAGCAGGCATTCCATCGTGCCATCGGCGTATTTGACATAGGTGCCATTGGCGTTCTCGCCGCGCTCGATCACGGCCCCGGTCGGCAGACCGCCGGTTTGCGATACGGTGCCGAGCAGGTTGCCGCTGTGGAACACCTTGTCCCACGCATTCCAGACGCCGCCGCCCTTGCGGCGGAAATACATCTGGTTGCCGGGAACACCAGCTGACCGCATCGCAAACTGGCTGGATGTGCCGTCCGACGAATGCGCCAAATGCAGCACCGACCAATACAAAGACGACGCGATGGGCGAGCCGGTCGCGACGGCGCTATTGCGATAGAAACCTGTAGCTGTGATCGCATCATAATCTGTCACGACGATTGCCGCATTCGCCCCCAGCCCGAAGGCTCCGACTGCCATCACGCGGTCAGCGGTGGTGTCAGTGGCGGTGTTTTGTGCCTTCGGCATCGTCATGTATAGCCATTCCGCGCCGGTGCTGATCAGCCAGGCCGAACGACCGCCAACCATGGCAACCGTCGCGCTACCGTCGATCAGTTCGGCCCCAGACGGGTCAATCGTGATCGTGCCGGCTTCCACCCGGACTGCAAAGCTGAACCCGGCCCCGGCGACAGCCGCTGCGGGCAATGACAACGTCCAGGTGCCTGAACAGTTCAACACCTTGCCGCGATCGCCGACGACAACCGTGTAGGCGGCGGTCTTGGCGGCATAGCCTGCGCCCAAGGCACCCAGCGCGGCCAGCGCCGTGGCATTGACGCCGTCCGCGCCGAGCAGGCCAGACAGAAAGTCGCGCAGACCGGTGATCGCGGCCTTGAACTGGCCCTCGGTAACAGAGCCGCCAGTGAAGTCGGAAGAGGCTGGAAGGGATGGCATTTAGCTGCTCCACATTGGGTTGGCATTGGTAGTCCACATCACTGTGGGGTCTGTGTTCCACATGTTCGGGATCAGGGTGCCCAAGGCCGCAGCGGCCCAAGGGCCTGCGGACAGCCCGACGCCGCGCACCCGGATCAGGGTCTTTGCAGCATAGAACAGAGCGATGACGTGGTTCGAAGCCGAGGTATCGGCGGTGCGTGTCCAGGTGACAGTGGGGTCAGTCGGATCAATGCCGGAGGCCATCTCGATCTGATAGGACTCCGCACCCACGGCAGGTCGCCATGCCAATACGGCGCGGCTGTTATCGTCTGGAATGCGCCGGGCCATGAGACCGGCCACCACCGGCACGACGATCCGTCTCGGCAGATTGCTGGTGCGGATCGGGGCAGCTGTTACGCCGGTATCAGCGGTATGCACAGATGGGTCTTCGGTCACCGCCTCGATGCCGACCTCATAGAGCCCGCGCGGCTTGATTGCCGTGACCTTGGCCAGCGTCCGCCAGGTCTCGCCCTTGCCGAATACCACATGGGTGCGCTCGCGGTCTGACCCGGTATAGGGCATCATGTCGGGGGTGTCGGTCAGCACGACAATGTCAGGCGATGGCCCGGCGGTGACCAGCCAAGGCCCACTGACGCCACCATTGGCCGTGCGCAGGCCGATATAGTAGCTGCCTGCGCCAAAGATCATCGGCTCGGTCAGGGTCAGGGTGCGACTGGCTGCATCCCAAGCCACGGCCTCGGCATGCGCGCCCCAGCCCGGCATGTCATGCTGGATCGCAATCAGATCACCAATCGAGGGAATGAAGCCTTCCATCTCGGTTGCAAATTGCACCAGACGGCGGCGGTATTTGTTGGCAGCGGCATGATAAAGGCCCTCGCGGTAGACCTGGTCACGACTGGTAGCACCGAACAATTCCATCTTCACCGGGCGCGCCAGAGTGCTGCCAGCCAATGCCGCTTTTACCCTGCGCGGAGACCATTTTGTCTCATCGAAATAGGATACCTCCAGCGCATCGGCGGTTTGGTCCGAGGCCAGCAGATAGTTGATCGAGAACGATCCTTTCTTGATGTTGCGCATGGAATAGAGCGCCACCGGCAATGTCTGCGGGCCATCGCGCACCACGCGCAATCGCCCGCCCTGCATGAAGAGGCGGGCGCGGCCGACAAGGGCGATCTTGGAGATCGCCTCCCACCAGCTGGTAGCGGAATCGAAGCGGCCATTGAAGCTATCGCCGCGTGATGCCCAGAGCACATCGAGCGCCAGCAGAGCAGCCAGATCAAGCCGGGTGTCGGGCAGGCCAGCACCGTAGCTCGCATTGCGCGCGGCGTCGGCAATCGCCCAGGCAATCGAGCGGCTGACGACAGGTGCAGACCAGGACACGCCATTCCAGACCGGAATTTTGCGGGTGCACAGCACACCGACGCGGCGACTGGCTTGCGCCGAGAGGTTATTGGTGGCGCGCATCCGCATGGCGATCAACGTCACCGGTCCAAAGTCCTGTGTCTCAGACAGATAGGCCCGCAGCCCCGACCAGATCATCTGATGGCCGACGTTCGATGCAGTTGACTTCTCGTCTATGCGGTAGGCCCGCACGCGGTACCGCCCGGCCCCGGCAGGGACGTTGCAGTCAAACGACATCGCCTTCGGTGTCACCGTGCGGTCGCCCACGATCGGGCCGATGACGTTGAACCAGTCGCTGATCGGCAAGCCGTTGTCGTCGACGCGCCGCGCCTGGATGACCACATGCGTGTTCATGTCGATCAGATCGCCGCCGCCAGTCACCTGATAAAGCCCCAGCGGCCAGACGATATCTACCGCCAGCCTACGGGCCAATGAACCAGCATCGTTGGCGATGAAGCCGTCGATGCCACCGACGACGGTACGGATGTAGATATCGCCCGCGCCAGAACCGGTCGGGGCGACGACGGTGAAGGTGTCAGCGGTCGGCACCGTCGCGATCGCATAGATCTCTGGCGGCGGGCCGGCAATCAGGGTGGCCAGCTGCACGGCTTGTCCGACAGCGCGGCCATGCGCGGTTTCCGTGACCGTGATGGTGGTGCCCGAGCGGGCATAGGTGCCGGATTTGCGCCCCGGCAGCTCCTGGCCAGATACCTCGACCGAAGAGATGACATTGGTCGGAAACAGCGTGACATCGCCGCCCGGCGGGATCACTTCGTAAGTGATTTCCGCGAAGCTCGAGATCGGCGTATCTTCGATGCGGATCTGCTCGATGTCAAACTCACCGCAGCCAAGGCACAGGAGCTGAAAAAGGAACTGCTCGTTGCCGGCATATTCAGTGTAAGGCTGGGCAGCGAAATCCGGCCAAGCCAGCACCCGGCCATATTGCACCGGGATTGCCTGTTCGATGCGCGCGGCATTGCCCTGCGCGCCGATCGCATAGGTCGGTGAAGCTGATGGCAGTTGCTTCGGCGTGGGCAGTGGCATCAAGGCGTTGATCGCGGCTTGGCCTACCAGCATCGCCGCCATGCCGACCGCATTGCCCCAGGTGAAGCTACCGAAGATCGCGGTGCCCGCCAGTTCCGGCCCCAGCAGCATCGCACCAAACTGCGGGGCATAGATCGCCAGGGCAATACTGAGAAGCATGCGCAAAGGATTGCTGCCGCCCTGTCCGCCGCCACCGCCCCGTGGCAGAATGCAGAAAACCAGCTGATCGCCGGGCCGCAGCCGGCGCCGCCATTCCGCGCGTAAAATCGGGCGACCATTCAACATGGCGATGCAGGGGGCCGCACCAGGAGGGGCAAGCCTACGCACCCGTAGCGGGCGGCGCACCTGTTGCACGACGCG